ACATAACCAAGCATTAATTTGCACTTCATCTAAATCATCAACATCTTCATCAATTTCCATACCTACTTGACGGCAGTACTCAGCATCCATGACACCCCAGTACTCAAGAACTTCAAACTGTTCAGAACCATACTCATCATTACGAGAATCATCTTTTAATTCTTGTTCGTAATCTTTTTCAATGTAGTTAGGACCTAGCTCAAGACAACTGCGAATAGCGTCTTTATCAAAGTAAGGCATCTTACCTAAGGCCCGTAACTGTGTTCGGTTCATTCGATGTCTGTGGAAAGCGTACTCTGCCTCATCCATATTAGTTGCATTAGGATCAGGAAAGAAATCCCATATGCTAACGAACTCCAAGCGAGGAACACGCACATCAATAGGAGAATAATTACGTTTGCCATCTTCACCTTCTTCCCATCTGTGTAGAGTTTTGTTAAAGTTAAAAGGCCCTTTAATAATACCTGTGCCAAAAAGAGATGCTTCAAACAATGAGTTTCTAATCTCACTAGCACCATTAGATTCTTCAATTTGGTCGTGTATAATTTTTTCCATACGTCTTGCAGCTTTTTGTGCAGGACTTATTTCAAGCATTTGTGGATTAGGGTTAGCCCCCGCTACCAGCATACCTTTTTCTTCAGATACTTTATCAAGTAATAATTCTTCAAACTTACCGTTAGAGTAAGTAGCTCCGGGCTTTAACACTTTACCGTCGCCTTCATACCCCACATCGTAAGGATTTTCTTTAGGTTTATTTTCTTTAGGAGCCGCTTGTGAAGTCTCAAGCCCCGGTGTAGCTGCTTCAATATGTGCAAATTCAGAAACACCTTCAGGTACTTTAGTTTCAGTAATGCCAATAGGAAACTTATTAGCTCCAAATACAACGTCTACAAGTTGTCCAAAGGCTGCAAGTACTTTAGTCTTTGTAACTTTTACAAACACCCTAGACTTTTCAGACTCACGAAATTTAATATTTTTACCATATAAACCACGATAGTTATGATAAGCCGTAAGCCATCGTTGCTCATCTAAGTCTCTTGCGTGTTCAGCAGATACAAACCTATCTTGAATTAAACCTACAAGATTATTGCGTAGGTTCTCTTCAAGAGTAAGCTCTATTCCCTGTTCCCCCTCTACTGGATTAAAGTAAAGAGAGTTTGATGTTAAATCATTTTCAGCCATTTATCTTACCATTAGTTCTGAAGTAACCACTATATCCCAAATTACATAGGAAGCTGCTAAACCAGCAGCAACCCATGAAACTCTTTCACAGTCCATCTATAATTCTTGGAACTGAGCAATCCATGTTACAGTAGTAGCAGCAGTTGCTAAGTCAGCACCAATAGGACGCAACGTAACAAAGATATTACGTGCTGCGGCACTGTAGAGAGCACCTGCAATTACAACAGCTTCTGTAGTTGCTGGGCCACCTTTAGGGCCTACTCCTGTGGTAGCAAACTGATTAGCTGCTTTACCGTGTGCATTTTCAATTAAGAACAAAGGAACATTAGCTGTCCAAGTTACAGCAGCACCACCATCGTCTAGGAGGGCTGTAGCTGCAAGTAGCTGTGCACCAGCAGAAGCTGTACCAATAAATACATCTAAGTCATTACCAGAAGAACCCGCTGTAACAAGGTTACCTGCTGGATAAGCAATCAAGTTCATTAGAACTGTTCCTGCTGGTTGTGGAATAGTAACAATAGTATTAGTATCATCTGTTACTGCAATAGTACCAGTAGTTACTTTTACTTCATTAGTAGTTGTTACTTCTTCATCTGGGTTAGTAAGATCAACGCGATCTGCTAGTTCTCTTACATCACCTGTCTTTGCTGAGTTACGTCCTGTATCTCTAATATTTACTGTAGCCATTTTACTTTCCTTTTATTAATATCCAAATTCCGAATCCACTGGCGTATAAGCCTGTTCCATCCTCAGCTGCCTAAACTGTCTAAATATATCATTGACCTTAGGTCTAGACATAATCAGATACCGTAAGGCATCGTAGGCGTGGTCGGGGGCATGCGTATCCACATCTTCTGGGTTAGACTTATCTAAAGGAATACTCTGAAGTTCACGTATCAAGTTGGGACAGCTATTAAATATCTGTATCTTTGGTCTGCCACTTGGTTGCACTCTCAAGTATTCATGTATCTGAATCTTACCCTGAATTCTATTTTTATCTGCTCTTCGCAGCTTATGCCCAGCACGTTGCATTGTTTCTCCAACGGTAGGGCCTGTAGTTCCTGTTCTATTCCATGCTGCTGTATCTAGTACACCCTGCACAGAGAAGGGATCTTCTAATTCCATGTTAGTTATCATTTGAGCTAACATCTCACCTGTTAAACCTTTACGGTATAACTCTCTATATATAATTAATGTACCATCAGAGGGATCAACACAACCCCAAATACAAGAACTTTCAGAAGCATAACCATAGTCAATTCCTTTTAATCTTTCCCAACTTATTGGTATTTCAAAAGGAGGAATAACATGTATTTCTAAATCAAACTCAATGAAGGCAGCACCTTCTGTAACATCCCAATTACCTTCTAGTAATTGTCTACGCTGTACTTCTGGTAGAGCTTTTAACATTTGCTCATATCTACCATCTGAAGACAGATAAGGATTATCTTCTAATCTAGCTGGTATAAATCGTCGTGTTAATCCATCTTTGCCTGTAAAAGCTTCGTTAGGGGGTGATGGATTCACATATCGTTTCTTTACCCATGTTGCACCAGCACCACCGGGGTTTGCTGTACAACGCATATATACTTCTATATCTGGATCTGTAGTTCTTAAACGTGAAGATAAGTAGTTCCAAGCAAACTCTGTAGTTAGGTGAGTGATCTCATCAAATCCTATCCAACTGTATGCTTGACCCTGATACCTATATACATCTGCATCTCGTTCAAGGAATCCAAACTCTAACTTAGCTCCACTAGGAAACGTCCAAATCTTTTCTACTTCTCTAAACTTACAACCCGGAAAAGCCTTTGGATATAACTCCCTAGACTTATCTATTAGTTCCCTTAGTTCAGGCATTGAGCGTCTAAGTATCAACGCCCTGTGAGCAGCCCTGTGAGCGAACCTAAGGGGATCTACAAGCATAGCATAGGACTTACCTCCCCCTGCTGCACCACCATACAATACGTCTGTCTCAGGAGCAGCTAGGAAGTCTGTCTGTGGCCCTTCATTAGGACTAAAGATGACATCTCTTCCTGCTATCTCTTCTTGTACATTGTTAGGTAACATCTCTAAGTCAGCTAGATCTACTACTTTACCTTCCTTTGTGGAAGTATCTGCTGGCTCATCTAACTTACTTTGAATAGATGTTTGTTTCTTTAGATTAGTTCTTACAGTATTTAGTTCTTTCTGTAACTTCTTTTCTCTTTTCTGCTTTTCTTTGAGAGACTTCTGAGCAGACATCTTAGCATTAACACTACTATGATAGTTGTACTGTCTCTTAGGTTCATTAGGATCTAATAGACCTAGTGAAATCTTTTCCTTTTTAACATAGTTGCTTATAGTCTGGTGAGAGATCTTAGCATCTCCTGAAGAAGTTTCGAGTATGTCTCTAGCTTCTCTTAGACTAGCTATCTTTCCAGATATAACATCATCAATAGTTTCCTGAAGAAGCTTAATCTTCTTAGGAACAGCATTAAGTTTAGAACCATCTTCAGATAACTCATATCCAAAAGGCTTAGAACCTGCTCTTACAGGTTTAGTCTTTGGAAACTTAATCTAACTCACCTTCATAAGTGTTGACTTCTTTAGCGGGTAGAATAAACAAACTACCTGAGTTAACATCCACACTGTGGTTAACATCTAACCTATCCGTCTTAGCTATGCCAACTCTATCAAGGATAGTCTGAGCCGCATTTAACTTAGTATTAACCTGTGGTATCGCTTCATCTGATGTCATTACTTCAACTAACTTAAAAGCTGCTTGAGGAGCAGACTGTGCAAGGATGCTTGAGGCTAAATCTATCACTTCTTGTTGTAAACTTTTTATGATTTGGGAGTGACTTCCTTCTGCGTATCCTGCTAGTACCGCTGCTGACTTTGGATCACCTCCTGTGTCTATCAAACAATCCAGAAACTTCTGTTGCTTCTCAGTTAACACTCTATCCTTGTTAGGACGAGAATCTTTAGGTATAAACTTAGATATATGAGACATAGTTCCAT